TTTAGAAAATAAACTGCGTCAAAGTAGAGATAATGTAGTGGTTAGTGATGTGCGTTTTCCTAACGAAATTAAAGCAATTAAGGAACTTGGTGGCAAGATTATTTGGGTCAAAAGAGGAGAATTACCTGAATGGTATGATGCTGCTGTTCAAGCAAATGCCGGTTCAAATTTATTCATAAATGAAATGAAAGATAAAAAGATTCATGCTTCGGAATGGGCATGGGTAGGTACTGAGTTTGACCACGAAATAACAAATGATTCAACTATTGACGATCTGTATAAAAAAATAGCATCAATAGTCGGGCACTAAATCTCCTTGTTTCCAGCGTATACCTTCTTTGGCTAATACTGTTCTACAATTTGCGCAAACTGTTTTTAGATTAGCATGCCTACAATTATCTAGGTTTTGATCCACGTGAAATACCCTAAAAACTTCACTGTGTTTTGATTTAAAACCGCATTTATCACAAGTATCCTTGGTCCTATAACCGGCTCTATACCATCTAGGTATCCCGTGATACACACCTTTGGTTGAGCAGGCTTCGCATAGGCTCCTATAATAGGTCTTGCCATTCTTCTTATAATTCACTGCTCGCGGCCTTAAACCGCATTTACATAACGGTCTCATGCATATATTTACACCTTTTTGTCCCCTTTATATTATTGGTCTTAAAGCGCCTTTTTTGAGTGAAACAACTAAATACAGTATAACATACATTACGTAATGTTTTGAAAAAAGAGTTTATACATTACCAGGAGATAAAGGAATGGCACTTACATCACCCGGCGTAGAAGTTACGGTAATTGATGAGAGTTTTTATACACCCGCTGAACCGGGTACTACTCCATTAATTGTTGTAGCAACAGCCCAAGACAAAACAAATGCCGCAGGCACAGGGGTTGCTTCTGCAACTACGGCGGCGAATGCAGGATCTGCATTCAAAGTGACGAGTCAGAAAGAATTAGTAGATCTTTTTGGAGTACCGAACTTCGAAAAGACAGCGAGCAATACACCTATTCATGGTAGCGAACTAAATGAATATGGTCTATTAGCAGCATACAGTTTATTAGGAGTATCCAACGCGGCTTTTGTAGTTAGAGCAAACGTTGATATGTCCCAATTATCAGGAACTTCAGAGGCTCCGGGAGCGAATCCAGAAGACGGAACATGGTGGGTTGACACCGGCTCCACTACATGGGGTATTCAAGAATGGAACAGTGCTGCAATTAGCACAACAGGTGGACAGAAGTTTGCAAACAAACTGCCTATCGTTTTAACAGACGACGACGCAGCCAAAGTTTCAAGCAATGCTCCATTAGGTTCAGTTGGTTCAATTGGCGACTACGCAGTTGTATTTGAAACAGTTGGAACAGCAGCAACAGGAACATTTACATTCTCCAAAGAAGCAGCAAGAATGTACTACAAATCCTCAGGTAACACAGCGGCAGGAGTTGCAGCAGGTGATTGGGTACTAGTTGGTTCAGCAAATTGGAGAGCAAGCCATCCTACAATTATCTCAGCTCAATTAACAAGTTCTAAAATCACAGCAGCAGCAGGTAACTTTACTATCAATGGTACTACAGTTACTATTACTAGCGGTGATACAGTTGATGAAATTGTAAGTCAAATTAATGGTTATGGTATTACAGGTGTTACTGCTAAGAATGTTAATTCGACAGTTAGAATTTACACAGATGGTACATCAAACTCTAATGCAAACACAATTACAATCGGTGCAGGTACAGCAGATTTAACAGAATTAGAAATCAGTGCTGCTACTTACAAAGGCCCAGACTTATATCAAAACCCACACACACTTGTTCCACAATGGAAAGGTACACCGGGTACAGATGTAAATGCAAGACCAACAGGCTCTGTATGGATCAAAACAACAGAACCAAATAACGGCGCACGCTGGAGAGCAAAGAGATGGGATTCTGCAACAGAAACTTGGGTTGCTAAAGACGCACCATTATATGCAACAGGACACTCTGCAATTTATTCATTAGATAGAAGCGGAGCAGGTGCCAATCTTCCTGTTGATAGTTTATTTGTTCAAACAAATGCTTTTGAGCACAGCCTATACGATGATTCACCAGCAACAGCAGTGTTCCGTGTATGGCGCAGAGCTGCTACAGGCAATACAACAATTAAGTCAGCAGTTGTTGCAACTCAACTTACAGCAGATGATTACTCCTTTGAAATTGAAGAGTCCATTCTAAATCAGGAAGCACTTAACAGTCCAGTAAGAGTAACATTTACGAGTTCTGGTTTAAGCTCAGATGCTAATACAATGGCAGCGGCTATTAACGCAGCAGGACTTACTAATATTGTTGCAGCGGTAACAGCAAATAATGAAATCACAATTTCACACAAGACAGGTGGTGAGTTTAGAATGCGTGATGTTGGTAGAGATGCAGTTAGTGCATTGTTTACACCATACAACATTGATACAGCAACGGGAACTGCTAACTTCTATAACTTATCAGATGCTTCATTAAGTGCTGGTCAAAGTCAATTAGCACCAGGTGTTGATGACTCAACTGCTGAGAATAGATACCTTGCTTCTAACTGGCAACCACTTTCAGCAAGTGATTTTTATGCTAGTTCAAATAATCCAGAAGCAGAACCAGCAGATGGACAACTTTGGTACAATCCAGAATTTTCAGATGTGGACATTATGATCCATGATGGAACAACTTGGGTTGGTTACAGAAGTACATCAAGTCCATATGTTGAAGCGGCTAGCGATAGAGTTGGTTACACACCAATTGTTGCTGCATCAAATCCATATGTTCAAGGAACTACAGTAACTGGAGACCTTTGGATTTCAACAGCAGATATTGAAAACTATCCAACAATTTACAAGTATGACAGCAGCCAATCAGGACCACAGTCAGAGAGATGGGTATTAGTTGATAAGACCGATCAAACTACTGAAGATGGTATCCTGTTTGCAGATGCACGTTATGGTTCAACAGGTGCTACTGGTAACACAGCAGCAACTATCAAGGATTTAATGAAGGTAGATTACTTAGATCCAGATGCGCCAGACCCTGCATTGTATCCACAAAACATGCTGCTATGGAACTTGCGTAGAAGTGGCGGTAACGTTAAGCGTTATGCTAACAACTACATTGACACAACAGCAGACAACCAACGCTTTAACAACGACGAAGCAATGGGTGATTATGCAACTGATCGTTGGGTTACTGAATCAGGTAACAACGAAGACGGTTCAGGATCATTCGGAAGAAAAGCACAGCGCAAAGTTGTTGTACAAAGAATGAAGAGCGTTGTTGATACAAGCACACAGATACGTGATGAAGAAAGACGTAACTTTAACATCATTGCTGCACCGGGTTATCCAGAATTGATGAGTAACCTAGTTAATCTTAACATTGACAGAGGCTTAACAGCATTTGTTATTGGTGACACACCATTGAGATTAGCAGCAGACGCAACCACATTAACTAATTGGGGTTCGAATGCAGCACTAGTTACTGACAACAGTGATAACGGGTTAGTAACATACGATGAATACTTAGGTACTTTCTATCCAAACGGATTTACAACTGACCTAAGCGGATCAAATGCGGTTGTTCCAAGTTCACACATGATGATGAGAACGATTGCACTAAGTGATCAAGTTTCGTTTCCATGGTTTGCACCAGCAGGTACAAGACGTGGTGGAATTTCAAACGCTACAGCAGTAGGATACATTGATGCTGCAACTGGCGAATTCCAAACTGTAGCGTTGAACGAAGGTCAAAGGGATACGTTGTATGATCTAAAGATTAACCCAATTACATTCTTTAATGGAGTTGGATTGGTCAACTACGGTCAAAAGACTCGTGCAAGAAATGCTTCTGCACTAGACAGAATCAACGTAGCACGTTTGGTTGTATATCTACGTAGCCAACTTAATAAATTGGCTCGTCCATATATCTTCGAACCAAATGATAAAATCACAAGGGACGAAATCAAACAAGCAGTAGAATCATTACTACTTGAATTGGTTGGTTTAAGAGCCCTTTACGATTTCGCAGTAGTTTGTGATGAAACAAACAATACTCCGGCTAGAATCGATCGTAACGAACTATATGTTGACATTGCGATTGAGCCAGTCAAGGCTATTGAGTTTATCTACATACCGTTGCGTGTCAAGAACACAGGGGAGATATAAAAAATGCCTATTACATCATTAAATAACTTTTCAGTACCCACAGACGCAGGCAACCAAGTGCTCTTGATGCCTAAGTTAAAGTATCGCTTCCGCGTTACTTTACTTGGATTCGGAGTTGCGGCTGCTACTGAACTTACTAAACAGGTTGTCGATGTTTCAAGACCAAAAGTTGGCTTTGAAGAAATGACGCTGGACGTTTACAACTCAAAGGTTTACCTAGCAGGTAAGTATACCTTTGAAACACTAACTCTTAACTTACGTGACGATGCTAGTGGTGAAGTTCAAAAACTTGTTGGACAACAGGTTCAGAAACAATTCGACTTTGTTGAACAGGCTTCTGCAAGATCAGGTATTGACTACAAGTTTACTACTAAAATTGAAGTACTAGACGGTGGTAACGGTAATAACGCAGCAGGCGTTAACGTTCTAGAAACTGCTAACATGTATGGCTGTTTCCTAACTAACGTTGATTACGGTGATGCTAACTACGCTACCAACGAAGCAATGCAGGTTGCATTAACAATCCGCTTTGATAACATGGTACAATGGGGTGCAGGCGAAACTGGCGTTGGTGTTGGTATCGGTGCAGCAGTAGAAAGAACCATTGGACAAGGTGTTACTGGTGCTGGTACAGCACAAGGCTAATACTAGTTTTAGTATACAAATTAAAAAGCCCGGATTTTTTCCGGGCTTTTTTTATGGCTAAATAATAGTATGGCAAACAAATTCACTAGATTTTTAACAGATGTCTTTACGGGAATAACCAATCCCAAGGGTAGGGTAGCAAACTACACACACGCTACACGCTTGTTTATTGATGATAACATGCGTCTTGCTCCCAAGACTAAATTTAATTATTATTTAAGAATTGAATTAGATAACTCTGCACATAAAGCAGCAAACTTTACTGCCAAGCATACTGAAGAAGTAGGCTTGCTTGTAAAAACTGCCGACCTACCAAAATTTAGATTTGAAACCGAAACCTTCAATCAGTACAATAGAAAAAAAATAATGTACAAGATGATTACTTACGAACCTGTAAATTTATCATTCCACGATGATAATCAAGGAATAGTTAGTGCATTATGGGCAATCTATTACGGTTACTATGTTAGAGATAGAGCAAACACAGAACCAGCAGCATGGGATGCCAACCATTATAGAAATGCTGGTACGCTGTCTGATAATTTTAGATACGGTTTAGACAATGACATAAGCACACCATTGTTTAAGTCAGTAACAATTTATACGATGGGCAGAAGAAGATTCATCGGATACACATTAATCAATCCTAAGATTACATCTTGGGATCACGGAAGCATGGACTATAGCGATGCTTCAACCACTGCTGAATCAAAAATGACATTAGAATATGAAGCAGTTGTCTATAGTGCTGGAAAAGTCTTTGAAGGAACTCCTAAAGGATTTGCAACACTGCATTACGATAGGTCACCTTCCCCACTTGATGTTGCTGGTGGCGGAACCGGTGCATTGCTTGGTTCGGGAGGTGTCCTCGATGGACTTGAACAAGTATTTGGTGCAGTTGGAGATGGTACTGCATTTAGCTCAGGTCAAAACTTTTTAGGAACAGCAATCAAGGCAGTAAATACCTATAAGAATTTTAAAGGACTATCCAAGGCTGGATTAAAATCAGAAGCAATAAACATTCTTTCCAGTCCGGCAGGCGCGGCAGCAGTTGCTAATACAATTAGTGGAGTTGCTGGAGCAATATTTAAGAAGAACGATCCTAATAATTCATCCACATCAGGATCTCAAAAGACAATGGTGAATCTTCCAGCAGGCTCACCAAATGAAATAATAGGTTTATAATATCATGGTAGCAAAAACTAACTTACCAGAAAAGGCAATTCAAGACAGTGCTGCAAGAACAAGAGTATTTTTTGATACGTATGGACAAGAACCATTACAATTTAATGCAACTGAAGTAGATACAACTATAGGATTTTTTACTTCAAAAGGTTTTTCTGACGATGCAGCAAGAGTTACTTCTTTAAGTTTATTAAAACAGGCCAAGTTAGAAGGATTGAATATTTTTACAATACTAGATGATCTAAGAGGACTAACTGATACACAGATAAGTGCTCTTGTTGGAGAAATATTAAACAATAATAGACCAGCAACATCAACGCTGGGATATAGGCAAGAGATATCAACAGTATCAAAACAACGTAACGTGGTACCATAATGCCTAAGTTTGCCCAAGGAAGATTTGAAATGAAAAATCCTGGCAAGTATGTAGGTACAAAGAAACCACTTGCTAGGAGTAGTTGGGAATTTGTTTTTATGAGAATGCTAGATGAACATCCTGGTGTTCAGAGTTGGGCAAGCGAAAGCATACAGATTCCTTACAGAGACCCACTTACTGGAAAGTATACAATTTATGTTCCTGACTTCTTTATTGTTTATCAGGATAGAAATGGTAAGAAGAATGCCGAGGTAGTAGAAGTAAAACCAGCCAATCAAACTCTAAGAGAAAAGGTTGGAAAGAGCAGATACAATCAGGAACAGTATATAAAGAATCAAGCAAAGTGGGAAGCAGCCGCTGCTTGGTGTAAACAAAAAAGGCTTAGATTTAGAATTGTAAGCGAAGATGATATTTTTCACACCGGTTCAAAGAGACGATAAGTAATAATATGACTAAGAAATTAGAAGAACTGTTTAATTTGGAAGAAAATCAAGCAACTGACAATGCTGAAAAGCCTACTCCGGTAGACACTGAGGTAGTTGCTGATACCACTAATGAAGAAAAGCATCAAGAAATTCGTAACTTAGATGACAGTATTAAAGCAGTGCAAAATATTACCAAAGACCTCCCACAGATTCGTGAATTGGATGGTTTGGAGGAAAAGGATCTAGATCATTTAGCCTCAAAGGCAGAACAAGCCTACGACGATCTAATGGATTTGGGTATGAATGTTGAAGTAAGATACAGTGGTAGAATTTTTGAAGTAGCAAGCAGTATGCTTAAGAATGCAATCGACGCAAAGACAGCAAAGGTTGATAAGAAGCTCAAAGCAGTAGATTTACAACTGAAAAAACTTAAAATTGACCAAGATAGCCCGGAAGATCCTAATGATGTGCTGGATGGTAAGGGTTATGTAATGCTAGATCGCAATGAATTAATTAAGAAATTGAGCGGAAAGGAATAAATATACATATGAAGACGTTTAAAGAATACTTGTCAGAGAGCAAGAAAACATACAGTTTTAAGGTAAAACTTGCTGGTGATTTACCAGAAGGGTTTGCTGACGATTTAAAAGCAAGGCTTGAAAATCGCAGCGTGATTCAGTTTGAGCAGATGAAAACTACACCTGTTCAAGAATTACCGCAGGATTTTCCAGAGTTGAAAAACATGGAAGTTCATACATTTGATGTAATGACTGAGTATCCTTTAACTACTACCGAAATTGAAAAAGAAGTTTTTGAAATGGGATGTTGCCAACCAGGTTTCTATAAGGTTAGAAACAGTGCAAGTCCTAGCGAAATTGATCAAATTACTGCTGGCGATATTGATTATGAAGGTGCATTGCTACACGATAATCAATACAAAGATGGCATGAAAGTTAAACACAAAGAATATTTCGGAGATGACTTCAATAAAGATTTCCTAAAAACTCTTTCCAAAGAAGCAAAAGAAAGAAAAAAGGAATTAGGGCATGATAAACTCAAGGCAGATGTTTATCAAGATACACCAAAATTAAAACAAGATAAAGCAGGCGCAAAAAGTCCTGTAGGGAGTAACTAATATGAACTTTCAAGAACTATTAGCCAAAATGCAGGAACTAGATACAGCCAAGACTGAAGCAACGCCTGTAGAGCAAAGCACAGAAGAATGTGGAATGCCAATGGCACCAAGCATGCCATCTCCAGAGCCAAAAGATAAGGCTTCTATGAGCATTAACATTAATGCACAGGGTGACGCTATTGATGATGTGATGGCACTTATCGCAAAAATGAAAGGCGATGATAAACCAGGAATGGCTGACATGCCTACAATGAGTATCATTCCTCCAATGGGTGGTATGGATGCACCGGAAGGTCCTCCAATGCCAAAACCAATTAATAAATTAATTCCAGACTTCGATGGCGATAATGATGATATGCCAGGTGGCGAAAAAGATATGATTGATATCAAAGCACTTG